AAAAAATATCTAACTCTTGCTTTACGAAATTCATAAACTCTTATAAATTCAATATCGCATATCTGCTCTATCTCTGCTAAAGCCTCGTCGATTCTACGATGAGTCTCTTGTGAAGATATTTCAGCCATTTTGCCGCCCGGCTCAAGCCAATACCTTATTTTCTGTGCTTGTAAATTACAAGTAAATAGTGAACAAATAACGAGGGGAAGTAGAAGTCTAAACATATTACGCTCCAGATAAATACATAAGGGTGATCCTAATATCGCACCTTCTTGAGATTCCTAAAGCTTTCCGTCTAGCTTACCATGCACGACAACTCCAGTATTTTGCTTTCCAACGAGGTCCGGGATTGTCACAGTTGTGTCTTGCTCGGAAAGATTTTCGTCGCTTAGGGTTGTCCTTTTTGATGCTCATGTTTGGATCACCAAATCGAACGATTACAACCTTACCACTTCCGTTCTTGACGTAAACAGCACTTTTCTTTGGCCCCTTTGGGGTACGGAAAGGCTTTCCTAGCTTTACTTTTTTGCCTTGATACTCAGCAGCACGAGCAGGAACAAGTGTTCTACCGTCTTTCTTGTAGATGCCCCTACGCTGGTACTCGTAAACCTGACCAGTCTTGGGGTCTTCGTACTTGTAGCCTGCTTCTGCATGGGTGTAGCCCATTTTCTTCATTCGTAGATGATCTTCCAACGTCTTAGCCTCGTGAGGCTTGCCGTCCTTGTCGTACATCTTGTGAGGCTTGAAGTCGTCGCTCTGAGCCTTTTTGTAAGATTCTGGATCAGGTCTATCTTTATCGCCTTTCTTTGCTGGCTTGTAGTCCTTGCCTTCACGTTCTTTCTTTTTGCGAATATTTTCCCAGAGTCCCGGTTTTGCCTCAGAAATATCCCAGACTTCATCCAATTCTTCGTCGTAGCCTTCTTCGTAATCAGCTTCGCTTGGAACAATCCAGTTTTCTGCTGTGATTTCTTCTGTCCAACCGTACTCGATGGAGTTAATCATAAAGTCTGCCTCGGAGACTGGGTTCATTCCAGCTTCACAGGCATTTTGCAAGCAGACTTCCAGCCGCCTGTTGTGATCAGGATACATAGCCTTGACTGTTTCGTTGATGTATACTCGCCCAACGTATCCCTCTCTGGACTCATCGGGTCGTTTAATAGGCAATCTCATAGTTTTCTCCAGTGATTGTTTGTGTTATCTAAATCGAAAAAGTCCCCTGCGAGGGGTAATCTTTATCCGGGTGCCTCATAAAAACCAATATTAAAGTCAGGTGCGGTTCGCTTTTTGACAACTTCGTCCATTCCAAGTTGGACTAGCTCTCTCTCTATAGTTATACACATATTTTGATCTTCGCCTTCAAATTTATTCTTGCAAAAATGACACAAATACTTGCATTTAAAGTCTCTGCGTGTTGGGTCTAGTACAGACGGGTTGGTATTCTGTCTAATTTCTTCTACTCTGTTTTTAAGCATCCCCAAAAATCTAGTCTCATCGCTCTTGTCAAAGCAAAAACTGTAGGGCGTTGGGTCTACTTCGCCCTCTATGTCTTTGTAAAAGAAAATACTCATAATTCTATACTTAAACTCTGGGAACATTCTAGACATAGCGTAAAAGTAAAGCAACAACTGAGGGTCATCCTTCATCTTTTTGTAAGTCTTTTCTTCTCCACTTGCCCAGTCTAATCGTCTACCACTTTTCCAGTCAACCACCTCGATAGTTTCTTCGTCTACCAAGGTTACTAAGTCGATTGTACCCTTGATTGCTAATTGTCCCTTTTGGGTCTGACCATTTGCGTCAACAAAGTCAAACTTTGCCCAATCTTCCTCAATTGGCAAATCAAAGTGAGGCTCAGGATAGTAGATATGTCTTAGTCTAGGATCAAACTGACCATCATTCCAAGTCAAAAAACACTCTACAGTAGCTCTAACCTCACCCCTTTCTTTGCGATAGAACTTGTGGTGGGTGGTTGCTGCGTAATCCGCAATAGCCTTTGTGGTTAACTCGTCTACGAGTTCTGTGGTGTGCAGTCTATCCTTATGTACTCTGACCTTGCCACACTTATCGTCGTCTACGACAAGGTATTTCTTACGTGGATTGTCTTGCTCAAACTTTTTAAGCCCCGCTAGGATTTCCATGACTTTATGAGCCATCGTCCCCATTTCAGCTTTTTTGCCGCTGCTGCCCCTCCATCCTAAAGTATAGGTAAGAAAATACTGCATCTGACAAAAGTCGTAATTGTTATACGACGAACTTCTAACATAGGTTACTAGCATGTGATTCCTTTAGGTATTTATAAAATTGTTTTACCTTCACCATCAGGTCGTCAATGCCCTCATTTTTATTGGCAATATATTCCGTGAAGGGGTAGTCATCTAGAGCTACTTCGCTCGAATGGTTATCCTCGTGAACCTCGCGTGTTAGTCGTACAACCTTGCCACCGGCTTGTTCAATAGCTTTCGCCTCGTTAGGAAAGCGAACATCTGCAATAATTGCCAGTTCTGGTTGTTCTTGTTGTATTTTCTTTATGCAAGCATTGACCCAAACAGGTTCGTACATTTTACGCATAATATCTGTTCCAAGGAATTGCAGAAACTCACGGGTAGTCATTGAGCCTCGCTTGAAACCGAAGCCATCCGGCTTTGGCATGTTTTCCCACAGTAAATGCTCTTGCATCTGATTCTTCTGCTCGTCTGTTCCAAAACAGCACTCAAACGGAACGTCAAACAACTTGACACAAATCCATTTAAGACTATCTGCAAAGCTGTACATCTTTATATACGGCCACATATAGTGTTCAGCCCATTCTGAAAATTGCTCATCTTGGCGTGTAACATCAAACTCTCCCCAGCCAGTTCCATCGCTTAGGTCTACCATTAAGGTTCCATTTGCATTTATGTTCCAGTCTTGGATTAACCCCTGCTGTTTTAAAGCCATCCCATGAATAATGTTTGCCGTGGTATTCTTTCCAGACTGTTTGCGTCCCGAGATTCCTAAAATCATCTAATATGTCCCTTTAAATCTTTCAATAATGTTTGCACTTGTGAATCCAACAGATTGCCAATATCATTGTTTTGCATATCTGGAAACACTAAATTAAAATAACGTTTGAACTCTCTCTTGATTTTTATCTTTGATTCTCTACCAGCTTGGTCATTGTCGGTCAGAACGACAAGATTGGTGAACCCGCTAGTCAACAGAATTCGCTTTTGTTCTGGGGATATTTCTTTTCCAAAAAGTCCAACAGCGTTTGTTACCCCATTTTCCCATAGTTTCCAAACATCGCCCTGACCCTCTACCAAGAACAATGAATTACAGTCGGAGTCTAGTTTTCGGGCGTTGTGGTAGTTGTACAAATAGTCTGACTTTCGTAACCCCTTTGAAAAGACATATTTGGGTTGGATGAAAGGTCTTGTAGCACGCCCGATGTAAGAAACCCATTCTCCCGACCCGCTGTAGATTGGGATGATTGCCCTATGACGTAAGAACCCTTTGGTGCCATCGGGAACGTCACGTACTCCGAAGAAGTTGAGGGTTTCTTCTCTAAAGCCTCTAGAGATGAAATACGGTGAAGGGTACGGGTCAGTACGAGGTCTTGAGACGTAGACATCCGCGTCAATGCTCCCAGTGCTTTGTTGAGGCCGCTTAACCTGACGTACAAGTTCGCCAAAAGAACTATGATGGTTAGGCTTATCAGTATGTTTAGTATCATTCTTAGATGCCCCGTTAACATTATAAACTTCACAGATGTGTTTTAGGGCTACAGAAAATGAATCTGTATCCAACACGCCCTTTACAAAACCAAATATGTCCGATTTGTAATGCTCTTGGCACCCTCTAGTCCAACATCTCCACATTTTCTTATCTAAAGAAATCGACAAACCGAAAGGATTATCGCTACCTTCGTGAACAGGACACTTCATAAATATATTATCCCCGTCAACGGAATATTCCAAACTAAAACTATCAAGAAGTTTGAAAATATCCTGAAATATTATTTCGCGGACTTTATTTAAGTCTAACGAGGAATTCTTTTTATGGGTTGTCTTGTTGCACATCATTGCTGCCTATTTACTCGAATGAAGCGTGCTGTTTTGCTAAAGTCTTTTAGAGAAGTAGCCCCAGTATAAGCACAAGCACTACGCACGCCACCACAAATATCCAGAACCACATCATTTACTTTTCCTTTGTAGGGGATTGAAACTTCTTTACCTTCGCTGGTTGCGTAGTCATTTATGCCGCCAGTATGTTTGTCTTGGGCTTTTTCTGATGACATACCGTAGAACTTTAGACTTTTCTTGACTTTGTCAAGACGCATAGCTCCGGTAACTTTAATTTCTTCTTCTACATAACTTTCTTCATACTCCCACTCACCCTCGCACTCGTCTGTTCCTGCGAGCATACCGCCCAGCATCACAAAGTCTGCCCCAGCAGCGTAGGCTTTAGCTACATCACCAGCAGTTCTACAGCCACCATCTGCACAGATGAGGCCGAGTCTACCGGAATCAGACCTTAAACCATGAGCTACGTGGGCACACTCTGCAATAGCTGAAAGCTGTGGGTATCCAACGCCCGTCTTTAGTCGGGTCGTACATGCAGAACCGGGACCAATCCCAATCTTTACAATGTCAACCTCACCATGTAGGATGAGTTCTGACACCATTTCTGGTGTGCAAACATTCCCCGCCATGATAATGGATTCGGGAAATTCTAATCTGATCTTAGAACAATAGTCAACAAACCTTTCTGTGTACCCGTTTGCAATATCAATACAGACGTTTGGACTAGAACCTAAGCGGTCTTCGATGTGGAAAAGTTTTTCTAGCTCATGCTCCAAATCCATACCGATAGTAACCCAAGCATAATTTTCTACATTATAATACTTGAAATAACCCTCAATATCTTCTTCATCGTAATGCTTGTGTAAGCAGGTAATCATTCCATGTGTACTAAGGGCAGCACCCATTTTGAAAGTGCCTGTAGTATCCATGTTAGCCGCCACCAGTGGTACGCCACGCCACTCTTTTGGAGAATGGTAAAACTTAAATGTTCTAGTTAGTTCAACATCTTGTCTACTGGCTGCCATCGACCTTTGTGGTACGAGTAATACATCGTCGAAGTCTAGCTTTGGGGTATTGTCAATTTTCACTCTGAATCCTCGTTAAATGGAATATCCGAACCTTCGATCACACCCTCATCAGGCGATGTAAGAATTTGATCTCTAGTTCTAAGCTCGGTTAATTTAGCATGTTCGCCAGACATGTGGAAGTTTATGTAATTGCCGTCTTGTAGTCCTACACCATGTCTAGCTTTATTGTTTACCACTTTGTGTGATCCGTTCTGTGGCCCATCATCAGCGATTTCCTCTGCCGACTTTAGTTTGAAGTAGGATAGTGACGTACATAGCCAAACAATCCTGTCAGAACCGCTTACAGAGCCGGTATCTTCTCTTGTGATGCCGTCACGGTTAAGCTGAACGAATGACAAGCAGGAAAAGTCATACTTAACGGTTAAGTTATGAAGTTCTGTGATCTGAAAACCAAGGGCTTGATACTCTTGAACGTGACCCTTTGCGATTCCGGCAGAACTCATTAACTTTAAGTAGTCATAAACAACTAGACAATCGTTGGTTCTACCGTCTTCATCTTGACCAACATCTCTAAGAATCCATCTCTTTATGATATTCAGAACTGTCTCAAACGGCTGACCGGCCACACTAACATAGGTGTAAGGAATACTTTTGATTTCCTCTGCCGCTTTGTGAACAGCAATTGCCTTTTCATCATCCTCAGCAAATCTACCTGTTGCAATTTCGTTGATGGGAACACCACTGATGTGAGCTAGGATTCTATTGAGATGATCCTCTTTGCTCATCTCGGTATCTAGCATAAGGGTTGGGACTCCCTTTTTAGCATTGTGCAAGGCTACGTTGTCTCCAAACACAGACTTGCCCACGCCCGGACGGGCGGCGACCATATCGACACACTTACGGCGTAGTCCACCACCAATGATGGCATCATAGTTTGCGAATCCAGTTGATAGTCCTATTTGGTCGCATACGTTTGCTGTCAAGAACTCTAGATAATCATCTATTTCATCGCCAAGTTTCTCGGTCTTAACTCCTGACTCATCTTCTCGTAGAAAGTCTGTCAGTGGAGTTTCAATCATAGAGACGATTTCATCAATTGATTCGTCGCCGTTTGCACCTTCGAGATCCTTTTGTATCTTCTTTGCTGTTACTACCCCAGAACGAACGAATTCAAACTTCTTAATCTGTGAAGCAAAGAATGGCACATTGTCCTTGTTGACTGGGTAAGCCATCAAGTCCTGAATGTACTCTAATTGGTATTTTTGATTGATAGAGTCTGAGAGAGATAACTTCTCAGCAGCAGAGATTAGTGCCGGAACATCTAGTTCTGCACCATCTTCTAATACCTTAACTATGCACCTATAAATAACCTGATTGTCAGCATCCACAAAAGTGGAGTGAGAAATAAAGTCACTGATTTCAACATAAGATTCAAAGCCGTAAGCGAAAAGACCAGCAAGTACCGCCCTTTCCGCACCAGCGTCAGTGAGAACTGCCATTTTCTACCTTCCTGTACATCGGTTACATCGTACATACTCGCCCATCTTTAGATCAGCCCTTATCTTAAAGGATCGACCACAAACGGAACAGTCAACATTTGCTTTGTTTGCCGACTTCTCTCGACGCACAGCTTTACCCATAGCCTCATAAACGGCTGGATCAAATTCTGGATCGCGACCTTCACCCTTGTCTGACCACTGGTTCTTTTTAGCTCTCACTGCTTGTCTACCCCTTGATAATTCTTCTTCATTTTTAACTACTCTAAAATCCTCAGTCACATTTGACTTAGGTGTTGAGGAAACCGCTTCCTCTTGTTCTTGATCTTCAAGCTGCGACTTCTCGCTTGGTAAGTCACGAGCATTTACTTTTACGGGTTCTTTTTCTGACGCTTCCGTCAGACCTTGCATAAGTTTCTGTTTCTGTTCGTCAGATAGCGAATTAACGAAATCGTCAAAGTTCATTTTCTCTTTCCCTTTTCCATTAAGATGTCTGCCTTGCGGCGAACGTTATAATCTCTTTGTTGTAAGTGTTCCATGCGGCCTTCTGCGGTCATCTTCCATTCGTTAATCTTGTAAGCAATGTGATTGTTTCTCAAAATCTGACCAACTTTCACTTCGTGCTTCTCGTACTTGCTCCATTCACCATCCTCTATTTCTTGACCAATGATCTTTTGTAGTGAATCTTCACACCAGCGAATTACGTTCTGAGTCTTGGCTCGTTCTGTGCCGATATGGTCTGCGTACTGCATCAGTAAGTATGCGTACTCAAAACATTCATGCTGGGTGAGATTGTCTAACTTTAGACTATCCAAAGTCTCTGGAATCATACACTCTGGATTAAGTTTTGCGGAGGCGATATGACTACCTAGTATGTAAGTGTCAATGCCTCTAAGGAAATGTTCAAGTTGTTCTTGCGAGTTCAATTTTCTTTCTCCAATATTCTGGGTCTTCGTCCCATCTAAGCTCTACCAGCGTCAAGCCGTTTATACGACACCACTCTTTTTTATCTAAGTCTCGCTTCTTTGCTTGTGCAAACCCAATCTTAGACTTATGAAAGAACGGCGTATATTTAAAGTGTTGTTCGCCGTGAACCTCTATAGCCATTATACACGATGGAATTAGAAAGTCAAGGGCTAATTTGGATCTTTTCATAGAAGAACCGGGAAGTGTAACTTCTTCAAGTACCTGATAGGAATGAAATAGCTCCACTATAAGTTCCCTAGCCTGCAAGTGATAGAAGCTACGTCTAACGTGAGTGCTTATTAAGAATTTCTTAGTGTCGAGATTGTACTCTCTACCGTTTAGTCCTGTAACTTTCACTCGAACATCTCCCGAACTTGACCATACAGGTGTTCTCTAAGTTCTTCGTTTTCATCTAAGAAGTTGGTCACCTTTTCCATGCCCTGAAACTTTAACAGTTTTGTGATCTTTTCTTCTGTGTCAGCATCAGGATGGGACTTTAGCCACTTTTTGATTACCGGCTCGTCCTTATCCTCTATCAATGATGACAAGGTGTACCAAGCACCCTTCTTGTCGATCAAAGCAAACTCAGAAGCGATCTGTGCAAGCTCTTGCGACTCATCAAGCCCTACACCGTAACGAATCCAGCTTTGAAACTGAGTTAGCGGAGTTCCACCAGCAGCAGAGGTCATCACCTTCCAGTTTGCAATTTGACCAATATGGTTGCCCGACTCTTTTGGGACTTCCCATTTACCACGGTGAGTAATAACCATATTTGTTCCAGCTTGAAACTGGATCATGTTTCCACAATCTTGCATCTTCGAAGGTGAAAACCTTGATCCACCAGTGTTGGCGATATTATGTAGGATGAAAACTCCGATAGCTTTCATACGTGTTACATCACCACTGGTACGTTTAAAGAACATAGACAATAAACGAGGAAGTGCGTTACGAACACCTGTGCGAATCTCACCGTCTAGTTCGTCTTGGGGAACCATGTTGGATGTAGAGTCACAGATAAAGAATAGGTTTTCTTCCTCTTTAATTAACCTTTCCATTACATTCAAGTACGTCTCGGCAGAAACCATAGGTTGGTCTTCCGTAGATTGAACGATCTCGATAGCTTGAATGTCAAGACCCTTGATACCAGTAAAGTTATGCTTGGTCAATCGCCCTTCGGTATTTATGTAATAGACCTTCTTGCCTGCGGCTTGTGCTTTAGCAGCAGCGTACAGTGCGGTTGTGGTCTTCCCAGTTTTTGGGTCGCCACCGAGGATAACGATTTGACCCTCTCTGAATCCTCCACCCAAAGCTAAGTCAATAGCTGGTGAGATGCTTAAAACGCTCAGTTCATTTAGCTGTTCTAAAACTAAGTTTCCAGACTCAATTATCTTCCCGTATTTCTTTTGGATCATCCCCTTGACTCCCGTCGCTACGGTCACTTCCTTCTTTTTTTTTGCCATTCTCAATTTGCCTTAATTTACTGAGGGTGTTCTTTTTCTTAAATGATGTGCTTCTCGTCTTAGCTTCCTTGATCGGTTTGACCTCTTGATCGGCAACCTTATCTTTCTGGCTATCTAATAATAGCTCGTAACGGCGAATAATACCAAGACAATTCGGATGATTTAACGAAAATATCCGTTTAAATTCTGGTGAGTTTACGGCTTTAACGAGAGCCTTCTCGCTATAGGTCTTTAGAATCTTTTGTGCTGCCCATAGCTGTTTTTTGAAAGTCCAGTTCCAAGGTTTCTTGTTCCAGAACTTGTGTGGCAAAGAACCTACGTTCTTATTTTCTGCGTTCTTCTTGCACATGATTTCTGCTACGTATGCAGCACAGGTACAGTGATCTCCTGTGGATTCATGCTTATACTTACTCTTTTCGGTTCTCTGTCGCTTCTTCATTGTAGATGATAGCCTCACTAAAACAATTTCTTAACGAGTCAGAGTATTCTTTTTCCATCATAAGTTCTGGGATTAACCACATCTGCTTATGAACTCTGCCGTCATTCAATAATCTTCCAACGGTAAAGTAGTCCTTTGTCTTTTGTCCTATAGCACCCAAGCACGAACGGACAAAATAAACAGCTTTAGCGTCAGACACATCTATAATAGTCCTGTTAGACCGAAATTGCAAGTGTAATTCCTGAACAAACAAAGAATTATCTTCACAATGTTTCTTTATGTCGTACCAGTCATCGTAAATGTGCGAAAACCAATGTTTACCGTCAGAAGTCAAGACCTTGAAGAACACAACGCTTGTGGCTATGTCCCTCTTAGACTTGTAAAATTCTGACCACTTTCCTTCGTCCATTACTCGATAATCCTAGTGGTGCATTTTCTGGTTCTCTCTGGAAGACCGTTACTTGTAAACTTCGCCCGCTTGTCGTCAGCGATTGATGAAGCGTTCTCGGTCATAATTGTAGCACCCTTACCATTTCTAGCAAACTGTTGATAGAGCAAGGTTTTTGCCTTGTCTGTATCTTCTACCGCGATAGTCTTTAGGTGTTTACTTACCGTGGACTTAGCACGATCTAAGTCTTTGCATAGTTCTTCCATTGGTTTGTCCAAGTGTCCTTCGATGTAAAACTTCTCGGCTTTACTTAGTGGCCCTTTCTTAGTCATTCATCACTCCCCTTGCGGCTTTGGTTAAATAAATAGAATTGTTCGTTTTCAGATATGTTACATAAAAGTCAAAGGTATTCTTGGAAACCCTTGTCATTTTAGTGTCTAGGTTATGATCCCTTTTTCCGTATGGCCCTAGAGGGTCTAGTGGGACATTCTGATGACACCTAACAAAGTGGGAGACCTCTAGAACCTCATATTCTTCCATACCTTCGCCCTCTTTCTTCCTTCTTCGCCTTGCGACCATCTTCTCTTGGTATGCTGCATAATGCTGCTGCTTGTGGATTTGTTTCTTATCCAAAGCATCGCCCTTCTTGTTATAATAAGTTGTAGGGGTTTCTGTTTGCGGGATGTGTCCCGTAGAATAGTATTTCATTTACGACCTTCCATAATATATCGGAGTTTTCTTGCGTTAGACATTTGGCTAACTTCTTTTTTGGAGGCATCACCATACTTAGGGTCGTGATACCAAGGTTTTGGTGCTTCTGGGTTTAGCTCGTTCGCCATAGCTTTACCTTCTGCGATTTCAGATTTATACTTCTTAGAGTTGTGGTCAGCAAGACTACCAATCGTATTGATATTCTTTACAGAACCATGAATCCCTCCTGTGATAATCCTAAATAGTTCTTCCTTGTTGCACTCTGGACAGAGTGACAGTGGTTCATCGTTGAAACCCTGTTTAACATCTATAACCTGATGTTCGCAAGATTTACACTCATAATCATATGTTGGCATTTAATTCTCCAATGCTCTTAAAAATGTTCCGATGATTCCATTCCTCTGAATATCATCGTATTCTAGTTGGCAAATTCCTATTCCCTCGATTCCATGTAGACGATCCATACAGAATGACAACCCACTACGTCCATACAGATCGTTTTGTTCTACATCTCCGTTAATAATGACCTTGCTGTTTTCTCCCATTCTAGATACAAACATCTTAATTTGATCTTCTGTGCAATTCTGTGCTTCGTCGAGAATCATATATGAATCATGAAAAGTGGAACCACGCATAACTTCTAGAGGCTTGTATTGAATTTGTCCATCATTCGAGTAGAGTCCGTAGTACGCTTGACCAAGAAAGTGTTTTAAGTTTTCTTTCATGGGTAAAAGATAAGGTGCGATCTTCTCACCTATATCTCCGGGCATAGCACCAATGTCTTTACCTGTGCAGACCAATGGTCTAGATACAATTACTCTTTCTGTTCTTTTCTGGTGCAAGTGTTGAGCAGCAATACCTGCCGCAATAAATGATTTGCCTGAACCTGCTGGCCCAGAGCAAAAGACAATATCATTCTCGACAATAGCACGAATATAATCCCTTTGGTTTTCAGTCTTGGCCTCCAAAACCTTAACTTTGTGAGCAGGTCGTTTTCTTTCGTCTCGTCGTTCTCGTCTAGTTTTCATGTAAAACCCTTGTTGGTAGAAAGTTTATAGGTCAGACTCCTTAACGAATACTCCATCCCTCATCTCACCCTTCCTATCTTTAATATCTAACCAAGCCTTCGCTAGACATTCGCAAATACTAAGTTTGTTTCGCTCTGCAATATTGATTAGAACAACCATCATGTCTCCAATATCATCCGAAACATCTTTTCCTTTGCAAATACTATCGGATAGCTCGCCAGCCTCTTGAATCAGTTTTGCGAACTGGTCTTTGTCTGTCGATCCTTCGATCAGGTTGCGTTCGTGATGCCAACCAGTGATTGACTCGATAAGGGTTTTTGTTCCCGTGTTTCGAGTAACCCCATTGTGGGAATGGTCACGCAACTGATCCTGTCTAGCCTTGTAATCCTGACACGCTTCATTCATAGTATATCTCCTAAGTCCATATCTTCTAGGTCGTTTTTACTAGCACCAATCTTGTAGCTAGTAATCTCATGTTCTTGTGGAGCGACCTGTACGCTCTCACTACTCATCCAGTGGCTAGTCCACCCAGCAATAGGATTTTTCCCTACGTTGTCGTATGGTAATCCGATTGTTTTTCTGCGTGACATACATAGCCAATCAATGTATTGGTGTAAAACCTGCTCATTCAATCCTAGGATAGAGCCATTTTGGAATAGGTAGGTTGCCCAATCCTTTTCCTCTTGAGCCGCACTTTCGAACATTTGAACAGCAGCATCTTGACATTGCTTTGCCGTACTTACAAAACCTTCTTCTTCCTCTTTGTGGAGGATTTTTAGAATAGCTTGAGTATTTGCCAAGTGCAAAGCCTCATCACGCTTGATAAGTTTTATAATGTCAGCATTACCAACCATTTTCTTATTCTCTGCAAAAGCAAAGCTGCAAACAAAACTAACATAAAACCTTACAGCCTCAAGAATGTTGATGCCGATTACGGTCATGTAAATCTGCTTCTTTAGGTCAGCCTTAGACGATGTGTTGCAAGCCATGCCCATCAAGTTATTGTAGTCCTCAATGGCAGACTTTGCCCGCTTCATAATCTCTTTATCTTCATAAATTCCATCAAATACTTCGTTACTATCAGAATAGACGTTCTGAATGATATAAGAGTAAGACTGACTGTGGATTTTCTCAAAGAATTGCCAAGTCATCAGACAAGCCTCTAGCTCAGAGTTCGTTACAAACTCAAGAAGTGTAGGAACACCTCGACAAATTACGCTGTCAAGCATTGTTTGGTACTTTAGGTTTGAAGTAAAGATAAACTTCTCATTGTCGGACAACTCTTTAAAGTCAGAACGGTCTTTCTTTAGCTCGATTTCTTCTGGTCGCCAGAAATTCATCATCTGCTTGCTGTCAAGATCCTTAAATACAGGGTACTTGATCTTATCATACCGTTGAACCCCTAAGTCTTTGCCTAAGAAAAGAGGTTGGGTCATTGGGTCTACGTTTTTTGTATTAAATATTGTTTTCATTGCCTAGCCTTTTCTCGTTTGCGATTCTGATGTTGGAGATACCTATTGTATGTGCCATAGAATAAGCTTGGTCACTCTCCCATCCGCACAACTCTCCAATCTTAACAAGGTCTTTTCTCATGGTTTCAATATTTACTTCCCATTGCCGTAAATCTCCGCTTTTCATATTCATTTCTCCCGTTTATTCTGCTGGGTAGTAATCAAAATAGTTTTCATATTGCACATGCTCCAGATTCGCAACCCATATCCTTTTCGGTATCACCGTCACCGTCAGGTGTGTTGCAGTAATAAAAATTCTTTAGTCCGTATTTATATCCGTAGATTTGATCTTTGATTAGTACGCTAAGAGGAATGTTACCATCTTCGTAGTGTGCGTAATTGTAATAAAGGTTTGTACTCATGCTCATGTCTGTAAACTTTTGAATGATTGCAGCTACATCCATAAGGTCGCGGTTGTTTTTCATTTCCCACGCCATAGTGTAATAGTTCTTACGCATGTGGTAGTTAGGAACCAACTGTTTCAACACGCCGTTCTTTGCCTTTTTAGATATTAGTAAACTACGTACTGGTTCAATACCGTTGGTGCTATTCTGTATAACAGAGCTAGACTCACAAGGCATAATAGCAGAAAGAGTAGAATGTCGAAGACCAAACTTTTTAATCCTCTCACGTAGCCCCTCCCAATCCATATTGTAATTTGGTTTAATTAGTTCGTCAACTGATTTTTTGTACCAGTCAATAGGTAGCAAACCTTTTGCATACTTTGTATCTTCGAACTTAGTACATGTACCCTTTTCTTCTGCTAATTCGCAACTTGCATTAAGCAGATTCCACTGGATTTGCTCCATAGTCTCATGCACTAGCTCCAACGCTTCCTTACCGTACTTTAGTTTATTCTTTGCTAAGAATCCTGCGAGGTTAGTAACTCCAATTCCTAACGATCTACGGTTCTTGGTAAAGTTCTCACCAGCTAACACGGGGTAATCTTGGTAGTCGATGACCGATTCCAATGTTCTTACTGCCATTCGACACGCTTCTTCTACATCCTTCTCGCTAGAAAGCTCTAGAAGATTTAGTGCTGACAAGATACAAATTCCAATCTCTCCATCTTTATCATCAATAGATTTGATTGGAACTGTAGGATGAATAATTTCCTGACAAAGATTTGACATATGGCAGGGAATGTCCCACGATCCGTGTGTATTGGCTGAATCAATGTTCATG